GGGTCAGGAATCTATCAATGCAGGTGTATTCTCATTCGTAGTGGCTCTGATTCTGTTGATGATCTATATGTGTATGATGTACGGCTTCATACCGGGTATGATTGCCAATGGTGCATTGTTCCTGAACTTCTTCTTCGTATTAGGTGTCCTCTCCTCCTTCCAGGCAGCATTGACAATGTCCGGTATTGCCGGTATGGTGTTGTCACTAGGTATGGCAGTGGATGCGAACGTACTTATCTACGAACGTACAAAAGAAGAACTTCGTGCCGGTAAAGGTGTGAAGAAAGCACTTGCTGACGGTTATTCCAACGCATTCTCCGCTATCTTCGACTCGAACCTGACATCCATCATCACAGGTATCATTCTGTTTAACTTCGGTACCGGTCCGATCCGTGGTTTTGCTACGACATTGATTATCGGTATTCTAGTATCCTTCTTCACCGCTGTGTTCATGACCCGTATAGTTTACGAACACTTCATGAACAAGGACAAACTATTGAACCTTACATTCACAACCCCTGTTTCAAGAAACTTGATGACCAACACACGTTTTGATTTTATGGGAACAAACAAAAAATCCCTTATCATCACTGTAGCCATCATCCTCGTTTGTATCGGTTCATTTGCCATGCGCGGTTTAAGCCAGAGTATCGACTTT